TATTCGTCGTGACGTTCCCATTGATGACGACATTCCTTTCTAGGTTTTCGTTATGGTTGAAAGCAGACAAGAGCTCGAGGAGCGTTTGCAATTTATAGAAGTGCAGTTTGAAAGGGCTATAAACGCCGCACTAGACTGCATGACTACCTCTGAGAAGGCCGATGCAATGGTCGGCTTTCTCAGTAAAGATGAGCTGGGTGATACCGACAAGGCGCTAGCAATGCGCGACAGGCTCATATGTCTTATGTATGAATTTAACACAACCAAGAAAGAGCTTATCAATGCCAGCTTGGTACAACAAAGGTAAGAACAAGAAGAAGGGGCCGCCGTCTAGCCATACCGTGCAGTGTGTTCACTGCAAAAGGCACATACCTGCACTGCAAAACACATGGGTTTGCAACGGCAGGGGCGAGGTTCTTTGTTCAGATAACAGTGGAAGGGATTGTTTTAATGAGGTGCGAAAATTGCGGCAAGATAATGGTAGTGAAGGGCGCTCGGATGCGGGAGAGCAAAGGCGTTCTGGGGAAGTGGAATTTCCTTACTGAGTTAGAGCCCGGCGATAGCTTGGTTGCCACAAATAAATATGAAAAGGACTCTATACGGAGCGCCTTACGTTATAGAAAAATGAAATATAAATTACGCAGAGAGCCCGACAAGTCTGGTTGGCGCATCTTTGTCGAACAGAATACCGCTGGACAACTCTAGCGGTAGAGGCGGGGGATTATAAATCTTTATTTTCCTTGATGGAAGACCGTTAGTTACACTGGTTTAATTCCCTGCCTCACTTAACACTTCCATCTTTTCCTAGCTGCCTTGCCTCTTGGACCGGTCCAGCTTTTCGAGCGAGCGCAGAAGCTCTTGCGACGCTTAGCGGCTTTACTGCCCGGCTTCACCTTGCCTGTAACAGGTGCCTTTAGTTTGCTACCAGTAGCCCTGTTGTATTTAGCCCGGCCTTTTGCTGTTAGCCCGGCACCTTGCTTAACAGAACGCTTCTCTCCGCGCCCAACAGATAGCTTAACATTCTTTTTTGGCATCACAGATAGCCCTTTATGTTCAGAACATCTAAAGCCTTTGCCCAGCTATCAGCCTCTAACTCTGGGTCAACAAAGAAGTCCACGGTTCTTGTCAGTTTCTTCTCCCTGACAGACGTAACAGGCACATACCACACAGTACGCTGCTCGGCAGAAACACATGCGAGTATATCAAAATCAGCCAGTGTTGGCAGTCGTTTTTTGCCGCCAAGCCCCGTTTGGAAATGCACCCTGCGTCTACCACCGCCCTGACGAGAAGCTTGGCAGGACTTCACCTGTATCTTTAATGTTTCCCCGGTGTTCGGGTGCCACGCTATCAAATCTACAGCATCCTGTTGCGCCATAGAAACGCGCCAGCCTCTTGCTAAGACTGACGCGGCGGCTATGTATTCACCAGCCAAGCCCGAAGCTGTCTGGGTTATGTTAGTATCTGCTAGAAAATATCTATTCTGGTTTGTCATGCTCTCTCAGTCGGCTGACTAAACGCTTAGCCCTGTTCGGCACTTGGTCATACCACTTGGAATCGACCATCTCATCTGCTGCTTTGTTCCAGTCCCTAGCATCAACCCCAGCCTTCATGCCAACAAACTTTGATAGCCGTGGGTATCCAAGGTTAAACATCATGTTAGCAATTATAAGCTGGACCTCGCCCGGCAGGGCATCGAAGTCGCTGTAAAGTCTATGGCAGTCTTCTACAGTAACGGCAACGTCTCTGCGAAACAGGGCATGCACCCGCTCCTCAGATACTTTTGCGCCGATAGGAAGCCCGTGCTCCGGGTCATCCTCTTGTATGAGGTGCCCAATCCCAACGGTAGGCAGGCCGAGATGGTCTAAGTAAATGTCGAAACGACAACCTTCATCTTCAGCCAGTTCAACGCGGAGCTGGTCTAAGTTCATTTCTTTTTCTTTTTGGCTGTGAGAGCAGACTTCTTAAAAGCCTTCGCAGTCGGAGCGCCCTTGCTGCCCGGCTTACGCATTTTCTCTTTACTGCCGGCGGCAATGCGTTTGCGTTTAGCGTGTATGTTTGCGTATAAACCTGTCTTTGGCATTATTTTTTCCTCAGTTTGTCTAAGCCTTTTATACCAAGGCCCGCTAGAATCGTAACATATAAAATGTTTTGATACCAATCAGGCAGCTCGTTCAGTCTTTCAAACCCAGCCTTTACCACATCTTCCATGCCCGGAATGAATGTAAGAACACAAGGCGCTAGCACGACAACCGTAATTATCTCGTCCTTCCAAGAGGACTTGGTGCTCTCCGCCATGATGAGCTCCCACTTGCTATCATGCTGGGCAGCGCTCTTCATAACCTCAGACTTTGCCTTCTGCTTATCCACCTTGCCCTCAAGGTAGGTGCTTGCAAGATTGCCTACGATTCCAAGTAGCTGTATCATTTCTCACTCCCAAGCCAGACGGCAAACGCCCCGGTCATAGCGCCAGATACCACGCTAATCATAGCACTCTGTTGTGTAGATAAGTCCTCGAGGCTAATTCCCCACTCGATAACGCGTATATACATCAGCGTCATAACCAGCATCATAAGCCGTGGGATAATCTTCCATTCTATTAGCTGCTTCGCGCTCATACGTGACTCGCATACATTATTGAGAACGTAAGACAAACAGCCACAAAAATAACAGCCAAAAGAGATATGCCAACAGTCTTGGCAATTTCCATTACCTCGTGGTTTTTTTGATTGCGCTCTATTTGTTCTTGCCGTGCAACTTCTTTAGCTTCCTGTATCCGCCGGGCTCTTTCATTAACGATGCCAGCCCAAGTGCCATGACCGAAGCGCTGGTCTACCAGCACCGAAACATTATACAGATGTTCTGCTGCCAACTTTGCATCAATGGTTTCCTTCGCCACAGAACCAACGTCAAACTGGCTTACACCAGACTTCTTATTGCGAGCTTTTTGTGCTTGTTGCTCACCAAGAAACAGATTGTCTATATGACCGGCTATCTCGCCTATATCGTTTGCCGTACCAATAGCAGACTTGATGCTATCAACCGCAGACTTTACCAGAGCAATTCCTGCAAGGGTTTCAGCTATCATCTTTTTTCCGATACATTATGTAAGCTCTACCGCACACAATAGCAAATGATACTACAGCAGTACCAAGCGCAAGCCACCCTGTCAGAGCGTCAACCCACAACGGGGCCGTAATACCACCTGACAGAATAGCTATATCTGTGTGTGCGTTTTTCATAACTAAGCTGTGTATGCTTTACCAGAAGTCACAGCCGCATTAACCGCAGTCATGTCTTCGCTTGTCCAATAGTCTTTAGCAACCATGATTTCCAGATGCTCAACATTACGGTCTACGCAATCCTGCTTAACGTCTGCGTCTTCATCTGCAAATGCATCACCTGCAATGATGTCGTTGATTAGCGTAACGCTATCGCCCATTGCGGAATAATGCTGTGCGATTTCTTCTGTTGTAATTTCGTCCATTTAAGCCTCCAGTGCTTCTATTCTTGCTGTTAATGCTGTTATTGTTTCTTGCTGTTCTTGAATAGCTTTGATGCACAGCGACACCATATTGCCATAATCCAATGCGTCTGGCTCATCGTCATTGTTATATTGGACGAACTCCGTTAATCCAGCATCGTGAACTTCTTCAGCTATTAAGCCACCATACACTTTAATTACATCTTCACCGTTAGCATCTGGCATTTTTTGCTGATAAGTAACTGACCTTAGATTTAACAAATCAGATAACCCGTGTGAGGCATCTTGAACATTTGTTTTGTATCTAAGCGATGACGTAGACCTATACAGATACCCACTGCTTGCAATATGAACATTTGCGGCTGAACCCGTTGTCAGATTGTAGATGCCAAGCATATTGAAGTTACCGCTGGAGTCTACAAATACCTTTGGATTACCGGCACCATCTGACAACACAATGTTATTGCTAGTCGTGCGGATGTCTAGGCCACCTTGGTTGCCGTTAAAGCCGCCTAAAATGGCGTTATTAGAGCCTGTTGTAATTTCATATCCAGAGCCTTGCCCAACAAAGGTATTCTGAGAGCCAGTTGTGTTACTCCTGCCAGACTGCAACCCCAAGCGCGTATTGTTGATTCCACTTGTGTTGCTATACCCTGATTGAAACCCCACGGATACGTTGTTGCTACCAGACTGATTTAAGTCAAGAGCCTCATAACCTATTGCGACGTTGTTGGATGCGGTTGTATTGTTCTGAAGTGCGTTCAATCCTACTGCTACGTTGTTAGTGCCCGTAGTATTATCTAACATAGCCGCATGACCAATAGCAGTATTGTTCCCGCCACCGATTGTTGCTGATAACGCCGTAGTACCAACAGCTACGTTGTTGTTACCTGTCGTAATAGCATCACCAGCTTGGTAGCCCATCAATACGTTGTTCACACCAGTTGTCATAGCCACGCCAGCAGACCTACCTACAGCGGTATTTTGTGCGCCAGTGGTATTTGATGATAAAGCCGTATAGCCCACAGCCGTATTGTTAGATGCTGTAGTGTTTGCATCAAGTGCTTGACCGCCAACTGCAACATTGCCTGTGCCTGTGGTGTTCACACCAAGAGCGTCATAACCAACGCCAACATTATAAGATGCAGTAGTGTTAGCATCTAATGCGCCATATCCTACACCGACATTAGCATCGCCTGAGGTGGTAGCTGTTAAAGCCTGTGTACCAATAGCTACGTTGTATCCACCGCCACTAAGACTATCAAGTGCAGTATTACCCAACGCCACGTTAGCGGAACCAGTCGGGTAGTTGCCGTCTAGCTTGATTG